TTAGGGTCTTCTTCAGTAAATCCACCTTCTAAGTTATCACCAGCCCAGTTATCGTCAGATTCTTTTCCTACAGGAGCAGTAACCTTATCGATATCACCAGTTTCAATGTCTCCAGTCATAGACTTTTCAACATCACTAGTAGCAGTCCTTGGTTTACCGTTAGCGGTTGCACCAATTATTGTATCCTCATCTAAAGCTATTTCGTACATAACTTCTTCTTCTTCGCCTCCGATTTCTTCTGGAGCATCACCTTCGATTCCTGCATCAACATCAGTATCTAACGCATCACCCACTGGGTCAATTGCTATATCATCCACATCAGCATCACCTCCCATATCATCTAAGTCAATATCAGTGTCACCACCCATATAATCTAAGTCCATATCTTCAGCACCACCAGCATCATTTGTCTTTATAACAAATTCACCAGGTTCGTTTACCGTTAATTTTACTTCACCAGCTTCGTCATCAACTACAACTTCGATTTCATCGTCACCAGTTAACTTTTTGTATACTGCGATTACGTCGTCGTCTGACGCTGTTGTCATATCCATCTCTAACTCATCATCTGATGCTACTGCATCCATTCTAGTTTCGTAGTTACCTTCAAGGTCACCACCTACGTCTGAGGTATCGATATCATCAACTTCAATATCACCAGCTACATCGTCACCATCTAAGTCGTCACCTAAGTCATCACCCTCGATATCATCAAGTTCGATTTCTTCAGTACCAGCCTCAGCGTCAGCTTCGATTTCATCAGTGTCATTGTCTTCAACATCTTCTTCTGTATAATCTTCTTCCAAAGATTCTTTCACTAATCTTTCAATTTCTTCTTTCGCTACCGAACGAAGTATTTCTTTTGTGTTGGCATTAAGAGCCTCCTGAATCCTTTTCGCATCCAAGATTGCTTCTTCTAAAATTGATTTCTTTTTATCAGCCATTTTATTTTTTTATTTTTGTTTAATTATTGAGGCATCAATAGCCACTTGTTTATAAATATGAAGCCTTTTAACAAAAAGACAACTTTTATGAAAATTTTTTTATTATAATAAAAATTTATTTATCTTATCGATAAGTAAATCTTTCTTGTTCTCCTTTGATTCTGTAAATGGTTTAGCTTCAGATGCATCCTTGAACATCCATGAACCAGGCGTACTTGGTGACGTTACAACATCCCAACATATTAATTCAAAGTCATCTTGAACTATGTTTTGACCTGCTATCTCCTTAAGTGAACCAACACCTCTAGAAGACACACCAATCATAATATTATTTCTAACTAGGTTAGCAACTTCGTCACCCTTAGTAGAAACTATACCATAATTTATATATCCAGGTGACATAAGAACTTCCATCTTACCCATAAGAGTTTTACCTTCCCACCATGTTTCTATAATGTTATGTGATATTCTATCACCAGCGATAATAGAAGACTCAGGGTGGTCTAATTCACCAATAGCCCTTCTTTCCTTAATAAGTTGTTGATAGTTATTGTTTTCTCTCTCAAGTATTTCTCTTGGATAGATTCTACCATTCCTATTCTTTACACCCCACTTCTGTAGTATTACGTAAAGTATCATTGATGACTCAACCATAGAGTTGATAGTATTTCCAGGTTCAAGTTTCTTAATCTCATTAATAGATACCTTATTCCTACTGTCTCTTGGGTCTATATAACCAGCGTCTTGTTCTATGAGAATCATCACCTCATTTAAGGTATTTTTTTTATTTAACTTTAAGTCTTCTGACATATCTCTCTTTTATTATAAATATGACAGATAAACAAAAAAGCCCAGAATATATATCCTGGGCTTATTAAATAATTTTATTATTGTATTTATTTTTTTGTCTTATTGAACTTAAAATACTCACTATCATCTAGTATATCTGTAGTAATTAATCTAGTCATCTCGTTTAATTCAAGCTGTATAGTCTTTTCCTGTAATTTAAATAAGTTCTTTTGGAAGAGCGTTACCTCACAATTCATATAACTTTTCTTCCCATAACTGACTCCAGACTCACGCATATCAAAATCGACAATACATCTATCAGCATAAAATAAGTTTGGATTTAAATTACTACTTAATATCTTTTTAATATCTTTACTGATTGACCTAATCACACCACTGTAATTTATATCTTCATTGATGAGCGTTTTTCCCCAGGCTGATATACTAATGTAAAGTGCCTTTGGATTCTTATTGTCTACCGTACCAGATACTACCCTGTAATTCTCGTAAGTCCTTGTTGCTAATTGCTTCCCATTTTTCATAATAACCATAATCTATATAATTTCTTTCTAATATAGATAAAGATTACAACAAAGTCAAATAGACCTATTATTTGAATAACGCAATAAACGTACCGAATGCTACTTGAACTACAACCCATACGGTGACCGCTACAGTCTTAAATGTGTTTAATGAGGCTACGTCAGCCTTCATCTCCTTAAGTGTGTTAGGACTTGCCACGTCATCCACATAACGCTTCCATTTATTTATAGCCTCAACATCCTTCTCAACATTATCAACCTTACTAAGTTTTGTATTAATCTCAGTAAGCATATCTTGAATCTTCTCATCATTTTCATTAAGTCTAACTAATTCATTTAAAACTAACTTAGAATATTCATTCCACCCATTTTGTTTTACACCATTTTCATTTTTTTCCATCTTACAAATCCGTAACTTTTTATTTTTATAAGTGTGTCATATCAATATAAACACCAACCATTCTTGCAGGTATATTATTTTCTTTATCAATCCACGATACAACAGTACCAGTGGCGAGTATTGTCCTATATTCACCGTCAAAGTGTTTAAATCTTAACGTGAGTCTATACCCATAATCACCACCACTTTCAAAGTGTTTATTAAGTTCGACCTCCATCTTAACTAAATCTTCAGGATGGATAATAATGGTCCAATCATCAAACACGACATCTACAGGGTATCCTAACCAGTCCTTTAACCCTGAGTCTAAGTAAGCATGATTAGATACCAAATCCCAATCCCAATACCCAGTAACACCCAATACTACCTTAACAATCTCATTGAATTTAAAGACTTCAGCATCTCGAATATTCAATTCATCTACCAACTCATGTAACTTTTCTATATTATCAGACCTATTCACTATTCAGCTGTTAAATCTTCTTTAAGTTCTAACATCTTAATAATATCCACATCAAAACTTTCTGTTATATACTTTCTATCTAAAAGACTTTCTTTAAGTGATAAAAGACTTTCTTTAAGACTATCTGAAGAATGACCTAACTTAGTATTAACAAGTGCTAAACATTCTGAAATAGTAGTCTTATATAATTCCTCTCTACCTTCAACAGTTGACTCAAGTATTAGCTTAAGTGTTTTCTTATCACTTTCAGTAAGTTCAGAATATCTATCATTATACTTATCAACCATCAACTTACCTAATTCTTTACTTGATAGTATTACCTCGTCAAGACCTTCAACAACAACTTGCTCAATCTTCTTATTAGAAGTAATATATTCAGCAACCTTTTGTGTAGTTTCTACTAATGAACTAATTGTATTAGGGTCTTTTTTAGTAGTGATTAATTTTGAAATATTTTCATGCAATTCCTTAATTCTACTAGTGGCAGAATATAATTGAGTATTTTCAAAAACCAAATCTAATATAAGTGTTTTATTTGCTTCATTTATCTCCTTAGTAGTGAAGTCATTCATAAGATTAATATTCTCCTTAATAAATTCAATAGCTCTACTTTCATTCTCCTCAAGCTTATTCTGAATATTTGAATAGATGAAGAATTGTGATTTAAGAATCTTATTTTCCCTAAGAGCCTTTACGTAACCCTTAAAAAGTCCCTTTTTCTCTTTATTACCTGTCGAAATTGATTCAGCAAGGATTTCATTATAGACATCCTTAATCTGACCAAAATTCATATGTATTGTGTTTTTCTTTTTCATAGTACTTATTTTATATTTAATAAATATTTAATTATGTGTTAAAAGTTCTATTCATTCAGCATTTTATCAATATCATCAATCATATTGCCAATACTCTCATTAATCCTAACGTTTTTATCAGTAACCTTAACCCTTTCATTCAGTATAACATCCTCACTTTTCTTTACAGAATCAAGTAGTTTTCCGAAGTAGTTGTTTTGGTATTTCTTAACTTTCTTATTGTATTTTTTTCTTTGTTCAGTGATTAGTTTATTACCTCTCTTAATACTCTCTTCAGTAGGTTCACCACCTTCGTCGCCAAAGTCTAAACCACCATCATCTTCAGCCGCAGTATCATCACCTTCAGCGTCAACATCAACATCAGCATCATCACCTTCTTCACCGAAGTCAACACCACCACCACCGAAGCCACCGCCACCGCCGCCGCCTCCGAAGTCATCACCACCTTCTTCACCTTCTTCACCACCATCAGTAGCACCGTCAGTATTACCCATAGCAATATTAATATCACCATAAAGTCTATCAACCTCATCGAAAGTACCAGTATGTTTAATAACATTAGCAGTATTCTCCATTTCAGCTGCAGCAGCTTTCTCAAGTCTTTGTTCAAGAAGGTCCTGTTTAATTTCATCATCAGACCACTCAAGGATATCTCTTTTACCCTTAGTCATTGACATAACAGCAAAACCATTTCCTATATCTACTGTAGCGTCCTTAAATAAGGTAACCTTAGCCTGCATCTGCTCAATTTTCATCATCTGAGCTTGAGTCGATGGGTTATTAAGTGTAAGTGTGAAATTATCCAATTCATCCTCAAGACCTAACAAGAATAAGTGTAAGACAGCTATCTTATTTAATTCCATAATCATAGACTGTTGGATTCTATTAACTGTTCTAGTAAATCTAATATCTTGTAATGCAAGGTTCTTACCATCACCCATAGCTTCTTCATAACCTAAGAAAGACTTAGGAACCCTTAGTGCTGTAAATAATTTCCTTTGTAAGTATTCAATATCTGCAATCTGGTCAAGGTTAGAATTTTTAATAAAAACACCACTTTCCGTAGCAAATGTATGGTAATTATGATAAATTTCATCACCATCCACAGTAATGGTACCAGTATCAATTACATCAACTAACCATTCAATTGAAACGATTTTATGGTTATAATTAACTTCTATATCCTCTAGTTTATTTTTATTAATAGAGTATCTCCAAGCACGTACATTTTTATAACCTAACTCTTCAGCGGTTTGATTAGAAATAAATCTATTAACACCTTTACGAATTTTTTTAATATTTTCCTCTGGGTTAGACCAAATAGTTTCCATTATAACTGATTGGTGGTACTTCATATGGTCAGCACCATTCATCCAAACCAAATTATCTGGATTATTATTAAATCTACCATAGTCTTTATGGTGTCTTATATTTTTAACACTATCAGAATATTTATTATCATGTGTGTGAGATTCAATAACATTAAAATTATCTAAGAAATCTGTTACCATTCTATGAGTGAATACCCATTCACCAAGACTAGTATCCCAAACTCTATGATAATCACTTGTATTTGATTTAATTTTTTTGGTATCACTATAAAACGGCATTAAACTATCACCAACAACTAAGTCTTGAGCTTCTACAAACCCGTTAGTTCTGTGAACCCATTTATGGTCTGGTGTTGTTGTGATTGATTCACCATTATCTAATGTGATTTTTAATACCTCAGCATTCTTTCTAGTTTCACCAGCCCAAGTAATCATACCTGGTGCAACTGCACCAGTATTAGGGTCACAAGAATATACCCATAGGTTTCTATTACCTTTATCCCATTCAGATATAATCTCATTAAGTTCTAAAGTTCTACCATCAAGTAACGGTATTCTAGTATCTAAACTAATACAAGCACCTGGAAGTGTGTCAATCGGGTTTGGTGCATCTTCACTCCTAACTGGAATAAAGAAATCCTGGTCATTTGCCATTTGATTATACTGTAAGTCCACCTGACCAGTCTTAGGGTCAGTAATTGGTGTTCTTTTAAACCTATTAGCGATTTCATCCACGTAAGATGGTACATCTTCATCATCGATATTTCCTACATAAATCTTGTATACTCTTCTTTCTGGTGCTCTAGTTACCCTATAGATAAGCATTGCATCTTCAGAAAGAATTAATTGTTTCCATATCCTTCTAGCTTTTTCAAGTACAGACGTTCCGTAAGGAAGTCTTCTATCATCACCAAGTAGTCTAAAGTGTGCTATTTGCCAAGAATTAAAGACAATATCCTTACCCCTCCAAATAAACTTAACCTTAGGTTCATCTTCGTTTTCTGCCTTATTTGTATTCATGATTCTACCAAACACATCACCTTCTCTTCTTTCTATTTCAAAGTTAGGTAATTGTCTAGCACCGATAATACCAGCTGAGTCATCAATATTAAGAAAAACAAAGTTATCCCCATACTTACATGTGTTTCTAGTCCACATAGGTAGTGTAGTATGTATATCAAGCCTATTAAAGAATAAGTCCTCAAGAATAGTTTTTACCCTCTTAGAGTTCGAAAAAATATTTAATACCCTTCCCTTATCATTGGTCGTGGTGCAATTGTGTGATATCACCATCCCGTCATTACACTTAACTGCAAAGTTGTGGTCTACAGATGAATTAACTAAATCATATACCTTTTCTCTACCTAAATATTCAACACTAATAACTCTGTGGTTACCAATAGTGCTATGAACGTCGGACCAGTTTTTATACCCTTTATAATCTAATCTAGTTGATATTGATTTCAAGGAAGAACCAAATACTAATTCATCAGTCCTAAGCCAAGTATTATCATTAGTTAACCACTTATGGTTATCAGTAGAAATAAGTTCACTACCATCATCTAATGTTATCTTATACGTATCTTTAACACCCTTAAGCACTACCTTATCTACCTTAGCTGGTTTTATCGTGTCAGTCTCAATATCGACAGCGTAAACCCAAAAATCTGTAACCTGCTCATTGTATAATGATTCTATAGTAACATCCTTACCATTAAGTAGTGGAATAATAGATTCCCCACCCAAACACTCTTCCATCATAATATCAAGCGTTGCTGATATTTCAGGATAAAACTCCATACTCTCAAAATCAGAGTAAGAACCTATACGAGTTGTTTCATAATGAATAGTCTTTTGGAACATCTCATTATCAACACTTCTCCACATACCACCAACATACTTGTTTTGTTGAGCCTGTAATTTAGCAGTCTCAAATTCAGCCTTGTCAGTGGTTTTTAATATTGCATCATTACCAATAGAATATCTATTAGTTTGAGTTCTTGGGGACTGTGTACCAGTCGGCCCAAATATAGTATTTAATTTCTGAAATACAGTTAATTTTCTTTTAGTCATTTCTTTAATATCTTTTTTTAAATATAGTTAATCGTTAGTAAAATTAAAGACTTATACAACATAGTCACATTGAACATATGCATGCCTCTCAACATCACCACCAACAATAACAACACTATATGTATACGTCACGATAAAATCATTACCCTGAGTACCAAGAGGTGTTGAACAGAAGTAGTTAGACCTAAGTCCACCACCTCGCTTAGTTGCCTTCTTATCGTCATCACTTGGTGACCACTTATACAATCCAGCACTATTAGCACCACTCTTTCTTATAAACACTTTCTTACCTAAAGCCATATCTAATTTGTTTTTTATTTCATTTATTATCTCATCCCACTAAACAACCATGCGTTAGCACCAGTTGGGTCTTGCATACCCTTACTAACACTCTTGTGAAAGTTTGGTTTCGGTAATACCTTTTTACCCTTTTGACCTCTCGGTACAAATCCACCTGGTTCTTCAACTGGCTTAGCACCACCAACTTTCCAACTAGCAAGCATAGCCTTAGTTTGACTCTTAACCTTCTCTAATTTCTTAAAAGAATGTTCCAAGACCCACAATGGCATACCAAACGCCATAAGAAGGTCATCGTGATACCCTTCCATATGGTCAGGTCTACCATTCTTGTATACAAAAGTTTTCATCTCAGACGTAGTCCTTCTAGACTTAATCTTAACACCATTACTTCTAATCATATACTCTAAGTGAGAAATCATTGATATTCTAACACCATTAGCATTGAATCCAGGCATCTTCTCATCCTTACTATAAGTCTCAAGTTGATTCTTCTTACTATTAAGTATCTTACCTTTCGGTTCTTCGTAGTGTAAATAGTCATAATCTAGTTCAATTAGTTTAAGAACCGTAGAAACACCCATCCCACCAGCAATATCTATAACCGTATAGGCCTTATATAGATTACCGTATTCGTATACATATTCAGCAAGTATATCTGGCTGTACCTTTCCTTGGTACTCCATAACTTGTTCCATTGTAGTTGTATCAATAATAACTATCGTAGAAGCATCCTTACCATCACCCCTAGAAACATCGACCCCCATAATGTACTTATGCCCATCAATAGGCTTATTCCACACCCAGAACTCCGATTCAATACCATCAGTCCAAAGTGGGTCACAAACATTATTATCTTCATGGTAAGCAATATCCACATCCTTTATTACGTTACCCCCAGAACCAAGAAAAGAAACATCAAGCTCTTGAGCTATCTTTCTACTATTGTGGTTAAGCGTACCGCACATACCCTCGTACCAACTAGAAGTAGGTTTATAACCATCCTTAAGCTTAGCAGGGTAAGATTCTATAATAAACTCTACCTCTTTTATACGTTCAGTCTCCTCACCATGCTCATTCTTCTTAACCCAATACAAATCAACATTACCAAACTCATCCTTAACATAACGAGGGTCTTCATACCAACGCATCTCAATGATATTGTATTTATTCTTATTAATTTTAGATTGTTCATAGGTTTTGTAGTATAGTGGGTCCATACCGTTTGGTGTAGAAATAAGCATTACTCTACCACCAGTCGCACACGATGACATCGCAGCAGCATATACAGCATCACCATTATCAATAAACGCTGCCTCATCAAACACCAAGTATGTTGGTGTATATCCCCTAAGTGCATCTTCATACGTTGCAACCGCAATAATCTGTGTACCATTAGGTAATTCAATTTCAATCTTAGAATCTACAACAAATATAGATTTCTTCTCATTTTCTTCAGAACCGTAGTAATCAGCACCCCATACCCATCTCGGTAATTGGTTCAAGTAATCCTTAATACCCTTTACGAACTTCTGTGCTAATTTTAATTTATTGGCAATAACTAATATAGTCTCACCTTCATCAGTAAACGCACCCTTAATAGCCATGTAGGCTTGTGTGGTAGTTGATATACCAGCTTGTCTAGGCTTTGTAACTAAGTTGAACCTATGTGCTTCATACGCTCTAATAATCTCCTTTTGTCTGGTGAATAAATTAAACGGCACCATACCACCTTGAGTTAAATCCTTAGTCTCCAAATAACTAGTAATTGCATGAATAGGGTCATCCACACATTTAAAGTACTCAGTTAATATTTCTGTATTTGTTAACATTATCTTTATATATAAATATAAAGAAAGTAGTTAAAAAGAAAAAAAGCCCCAAATTGGAGCTTTTTAAAAAAATTATATCTTAAGTATTTTACAATAAGTCTTCTAAGTTAAAATGGTCATCACCCATAGTCTCATTAAACTCATCATCAGACAACTCTTTCTTAATAACCTTAGTCATTTCACCTATAGTATGTTTACCCTTTTTAGTACCAGCAATGATTTCTTTCATAAGTGAAGAGAACTCATCTGGCTCCATTGAAGCTAACTCAGTATACACATGATGTTTCAATTTAATATCTTCATCAGGGATAGCATCACAGAACTTTCTCCATATGGCTGGGCCAAACCTCATATCCCAAGGTTCTGCTTGTATAAAGTCAGCCTTATCTATTACGTATTGGGCAACATTTTCTTGAGTTGGTAACCCATTAGATGATAAAATCTCCATAACACCCTTACACAACTCATGAACAAGTACTGGAAAAACCATAGCTCTTGCTCTAATAACTGGCTTAATACCATCTTCATCTTCTTCATACTCTATTTCACAACTACCAGCATCAACAGCCTTCTTTAAGTCTGAAACAACGAAATATAAATAATCTGCAGCAGACATCATCTTCTTATATGTTCCAGGTAGTTTAGGGTTCATACTACTTAAGTCCTCATGAACCATATGGAACATATGGTTAACACTCTTAGCGGCACCTTGAATTATTGCATTAATAGCTCTTCTCTTTTTTACTTGAGCATTAGCACTAACAATTTCTTCATGGTCACTGAAGTCATTATCTTCCGACTCTACTGGTACATCGTTAGAACCATCACGACTAATAGCACTAGTTAATTCTACATCAAACTCAACAGAACCTTCAGGAATATCAAACTCCTCCATAATCATTTCAATAGCTAATTGTTCCAATGCAGCCTTATTAGGTTGCTCAAGAGCAATAGCTTCTGCAACCAATTTCATTTGAACACCCATTATAACCTCATCATCTATAACATCCATCTGGAAAGCCTCACGACATCTATTAACCACTTCTTTAAATCTCTCACGAATAAGTTTCATTTCACTTGAAATAATATCACCCTCTGGGAATATATTACAATCAGCTAATGAATGTGCACCTCTCCTTAAGTTCTCTTCTAATGTTGGATTCATCCTTTCAGTGATACCATCCGAATAAAGCATATTCTCATTAAGTGGTTTCTTCTTTTTATTTTCTAAAGCTCTCTTAGCTAAGGCTCTATATTTACTCATTTCTTAAGTCTTTAATTTTTAATGTTTTAATAACCTTTCTCATACTCTTACCAAGTACAGTCTCAATCAGCTCATTCTTAGTCATACTTGGTCTAACTGACTTAGACAACACTTCTAACATACCACAATCCACCATACCCTCATCAATAGCAGAATCATCATCCTTAGCACTATTCCTTACAATACTACCAACAATATCCGCTGCAGTTTCCTTAGGGTTCTCTAGTCCTATCTTATCAAACTCTTCACCAGTCTTCTCTATAGTCTCCTTAGCGTTATCAGCCATATCATTAACCTTGTCAACTGTATTAGTATCTAATTCTTCTCTAATATTTTTTTTCTTAATTCTCATCTTTTTTAACTTTTTTACTTGAAGTGTTATAATCTAAAACTAAATCCTTTTCATATAAAGAATTCTCAACATCATCGATACCAAGACCAAACTTAAAATAAAGCCTATTCTCAGGGTATTCATCATATTCTAATAGATTCTCCCACCCAAGAGCTATAACTCCGTCTACAGCGTCGAAAACAGCAAACGTGTCGCTGTTCTGTATTAAGTCAAACTTCAATTCGGTAGTAAGTCTCCCAACCTTCTTAACAAACTCACCTTTTGGCGGTTCTGGCATACCTGATGCAGGATAAGCATCCCAATCATCACCATGGATATCTTCTAACGAATCTGAGAATAAAAACTCATATATGTTATTTCCAACCCAATCGGAACCTATTTCATTTATATAAATTAACTTCATTTATCTAATCGAAATTAAATCTCTTATGTAACTTAATTTTTCTGGACCAGTAAGTGTATCAGCCATATAGATTCTTTCTATTTGGTCAAGTTCAGCACCTGAATCATTAAGAGCCATATCAAATCCCTGAGTAGTCATCCCTAACTCAATAGCGATTTCATCAAAGATGTCACCACTATTTTCTTCCATCTTAGGCTTAGGCTTTACAGACGGCTTAGTCTCCCAAATCCTCTTCCTTCTAGGTGATACAGGCTTAACCTCAGGCTTAGCTGGTTTTACTATTGGTTCTGTTGTTTCGTGTAACTTATTCAATATAATATCTTTCATAGACTTACTTTCTACAAATTTACTATTTTTTTCAGACTCTTGCAAACCCTCACCTACAATATCGGAAACTTTTTCATTGGACCACATCTTACAAGACCAATATCCAGCTGTTGTTTTATCTTTCTTATTAGCACAGTCATGTCTAGCTCTAAATGATTTTTTAGCTTCAGGATTATCCCTTCTAATTTCCATATTCTTATCACCAAAATTAACCTTAACTACATTTCCTTTGTCGTTTTTAACATATACTTTGTATTTTTTAACATCACCACTACTAGGTTTATTAAGTTCAACTTTTTTACCTTGATACTCTGACTCCATAAGTGATTCATTAGTTTTCTTTCTACAAGAACCCTTTGCACCTTGTTTAGTTCCAGGCACTCTTTCATACCCATCCCAACATGACTTACCTTCGTTTGTTAAAAAATCAGAAACTTCTTCAGCATCATCAGCTGATGTCGAAATGTGGTCATCTGCCCACTTATGTCCTTTTAATTTTTTTTCACGAGCCTCTACATCCATAGACAACATATCTTCAGCATCTTGTTTCATGTTTCTAAGATTTATCGTCATAGTATCTTCTTCATGTAAGTTACCATTATTAATTTCATCTTGATATATTTGCAATACAGCCTTAATTAGATTTTCATCTGTAACAGTACCACCAGCCTTAAATAACGAAGCCACCATAATATTATCCACAGTAAGCTCCATGTTATTATTGCGTAATCCTTTAATTATATCTATAATCCTAGTCTCCTCAGGTAATTCGTTACCAACATCACCAGCAGCTGATTCTTCTAATTCTTCATCAGCAAACGGGTCTTCCTCACCTTCTGGCTCACCAAATCCATCTTCTTCACCTTCTGGTTCAGTACCCAATCCTTCTGCACTATCATCCACATCGGACTCAGCACCAGAGGTCTTAATTTTTCTAATAATATCCTTTTGGTCTTCTTCATCCATTTCAGATGTATGTGAAGCAGATATTACAGAATTAATTGCATATTTCTCTAAGTCGAAATCAGGTTCACCTCTTTCGTCATTATACTTTCTAAGTGATGTACCTAATTTTCCAGTAAGTTGTTGTATATATTTTTCTGGGTCTGTATCTTCATCAGCCTCAACACCAGCCTCGAACGGCTCATCATCAAATGGTTTATCATTACCTTCTTCTCCGAAGTCTCCACCTAAGTCCTCACCACCGAAATCATCACCAGCGTCATCAAACGAATCAAGACTATCACCACCAGAACCGCCAAAAGCTGGTTCACTCTGTGGAGCGTCCAGCTTTAGCTTGTACTTTGTATCTTCTTCTAAATTATATTCTTCTTCTTCGTCTTGGAAAAGACCAGTAGACATACCGTCAGCCTTAGTTTCAACTACAGCTGCAACTTCTGCTTTTTGCTGAGCTAAGTTAGCCAACATTAAATTACCATTAATAGTGGTAACGTTTTCAGTTAAGACTTTTTTTTTTTTAGAGCTTCCATCATGATAGCTCTCTCGTCTTCACCAAGTGATTCAAGAATAGTTTCGATTCTGTCATCTTCACCCGCAAGAGAATCAATTACTGAATCCATTTCCTGGATAGCTCTTGAGATAGAAAAACCTTTCTTAGACTCTTCTACTACACCCTTACCACATTCGCAAACACCACCGCATTTACACTCATCTTCATCATTACCTTCAAGAATATCATCAATAGCCTCTTCAGTTTCACTTAACTTAACTTTTTCAATATCAGCCTCCGCTTTACCTGGTGCAACATTATCACCAAACTCACCTTCTTCAGTACCTTCTTTAGCTGTATCAGTTAATTTCTCACCCTTCTTATCAACAACATACTCGTCATTGTCACCAATTGCCTTAGAAGCACTTAGTGTAGCATTAGGATTCATCCCATGGTGCTCAGTTATTAAGTTATCATTTCTGAATGTATCAAAACTACCAGACTTACCTGCAGCTTCATTAAGACTCATAAACTTTAAGTTTAATTGCTTAATTGCCTTTGCGTATGATGTATACACTTTATCTTTTTTATTTTGAAGTCCACCAATATATTGGAAGTCTTCAGTTACTAAGTTACTCTTACCTTCAGCAACCTTAATAAAGAATTCGTGATTCTCTCTAACAATAGCGTAAACATTTCCATCAGGACCTTGCTTAGTTATTTCTACTACAGAACGTGTGATTCCTTCGTTCATAGGTGCTTGACCCATCAACTCTCTCATTCTATTAAGCTTATCGTTTCCTTTTAAGCCAACTGGTTTTACTATATTTGATTTTTTCATTTTCTAATTACTTTATATATAAATATTATGATTTTAGGTAAAAGTTACACTGGGTCAGGATATCTACTTAATGTAGTATTTCCATCAACCGCATTCTTAGGTTCACCAATAACAAAAACATTTGCCGTTGCACTAATACTTCTAATATAAACATCAACCGTAGAACTAGCTCCCATCGTCACAACTGTACCGTTAATTGTTGGTGCTGCATCTGCTCCAGCGAAAACTCTAAAGTAGTTGAAATTATCTAAATCAGCATCTGCTGCTGCATGGATAATACCATATCCGTTATCTGTTCCTTTTATTGCCATCTTTTAAATAAAT